GAGCATGATGACTTAATTTCCGCTATGTTAGTAGTCCTACGCATGGCACAACATATCTCAACTTGGGACAGTAACCTCCACGATGCCATTAATAGCAACATCGGCGGCGCGTTTGAAGAAGACGAAGAGATGCCGATGCCTCTTATCATCTAATATCCCAGCTTAACTGATAAATACAGTTATGCGAAAATTACTAAAAGAAGCTGTAGACTTCGGTGCAATAGCCGAAAAAGCCGTTGCAATCATCAAGGGCAAAGGACACACTGTTATCATGTTCACAGATGATGGCATGGAAACGTCTGACCCAGAAGTAGCACGTCGCTTCTACGTTAAAGATCCAAATTACATGATCACTATTGACGAAGAATCGGGCGTATTGCGCATTAATAAGAACAGCAACGTTGAGCTATCGGAGATTGAGGGGGTCTTAAAGCAGATCCGCAACCTAGCACGTAACTACATGCTCAAATCACAATTACAAGTATTCGGCAAGGAAATTGCCCCTAAAGATTTCGCGTACCAAGCAAAGAAACTAAGGGATCAAAAAATGAGCGGACTAAGCGAAGCATCACTGTCACGCATGAGTGGCAGCAAGAAAACAAGCTATCAAACACTAGAATCAACAAAGATTATTGTACGTCACCGCAAGCCGGTAGACGAAGATATCCGCGGATCACGTTCGCGTCAAATCAAAGCAATCTTTATTGAACATGCCGGAGAGCGTTTTCGCTTCCCACACAACCACCTAGCAGGTGCGCGAGCAATGGCACGCCACATCGACGAAGGCGGTGAGATGCATGACAGCGTAGCAAAATATATTATTGAGTCTGTTGCAAATTTGAAGCAGTTAATGGAGTTTGTAAGATACTCACGTCAGAACAAATTAATTAACGAGCAAAGCGAAGACATCATTAAGATTGTACGCGAGAACATTGCAGCATATAAGAGTGAGCTACATCGCTTCCAGGGCGCTAAGTCCTACGGAACAATGTGCGAGCAGATTGCAAGCCGAGAAGGTAGCGAACTAGAAGAAGATACAGCAGAACTACAAGACATGTTTACTGTACGCAAGTTTGACGAGAAGATCGGAGAATCCCTTCCGCTAATCAAGCGTCTTGTTACAGAAAAGAACGCGTGGCGTTCTATGATTGAAGAGTCAAGCGCAGAAGCGTTTATAGTAACGTCTACAGAAGGCTTAATTGAAGCTGGCTTAGTTGAGTTTGATTCCCCTATACAGCAGTTAGGTTACAAGATCCGCGCACTATCTGAGCGTGTACTAGATGAGACTGACCTAAGCAAGTTTGTTGCTAAGATCGGTAACAAACTAATCGAAGGTGACGAGCTAAACACATTTGAGAAATCTGTTGCGCGTAACGTGCTAGAGAATGTCGAAGTTGCTGAAGAAGATGATTGCGAAGAAGACGGTTTTACAGATAAGCTAGAAGAAGTATCTTCCGAGTATGAAGCTAAAGTAACTGACTTAGCAGATCCAGTTTTTGAAGATGATGCAAAGAAGACAGCATGTTCTGGGTGTAACGGTACAGGCAGAGCACCAGGCGAAAGCGACAGCCAATACGATAGAAAAATGTTTTCGGCGGTAAGCTGCAAAGCATGTAACGGCTATGGTTACGGTCTAAGCGGCGATCCAGCACGAAGCCTCAGCAAAGTAAAAGAAGATGAAGGCGAAACATGTATCCGTTGCCGCAAGGGCACAATGGAACTAGGTGACACAATGATGGGACCTGCGAAAGCATGTAACCGTTGTGGCTACCAAGTTCAAGTAAACGAAGGTGATGAACACTGGGAACCATCTAGTACACATAACTTTAGTGATTGCGAATGTTGCGACGGTACTGGTAACATGGGTGACATGGAGTGTGGCGAATGCGCAGGCTCAGGCATAATTACAACTCGCGTTGAGGAAGGAGATGACGACGACGTAGACTATGATGGTCCGGAGTTTGACAACCTAAGACGTTTGCTATCCCGAGATCCAAACAAGGGGCCAAGCTGTAAGACATGCATGGGTTCAGGTGTTATTCCAGCACGATACACAGGGTCTAAAGACTTTGGTGGTAAGTACCAAGGAGTCAAAGATTTCTGGGATTGCCCAGATTGTGACCGTACAGGTGAACTAAGTGAAAGTGAATTGAAAGAACTACGCAAAGCAGCAGGCATCGAAATTGTTGAATCTGATGCTAAGAAAGCCAGTAGTGGAAAGGTAGATCCAGAAGATTTTATGGACGATTGTCCGGCTTGTGAAGGCACAGGAAACGAGTTCGGCGAAGGTGGCGGCGGCGATTGCGAAAAGTGTGACGGCAACGGCTACGTTTAAAGCTCCAAAATAACGAAAATATTGGGCGGCGTTTTTATCGTGAAAACGCCGTTTTCTATTGTGTATTGACTAAATACATACACGAGCGTATAATACTTATTATGCGCTCGTAACTCAATCCAAACTAATGCGCTTGGTGTCGAGTCATATAAGAGATAGCATTTAGGCCAAAAATTATAATAACATATAAGGAGAATAATCATGGCATCATTAGAGGAAATTAGAAAGAAACTCCAAGAGATGGAGTCACGCAAAGGCGGTAACAATCGTAAATTTGCAACGGGAATAACCTATCCATTCTGGAACATACCCGAGAACGAAGCAGCAGTTTTGCGCTTCCTACCAGACGCAGATCAAAACAACACATTTTTCTGGCGCGAGCGTCAGCTTATTAATCTAAGCTTTCCAGGCATCAAGGGACAAGATGAGAACAAGACTGTTGTCATTAAAGTACCTTGCGTAGAGATGTGGGGTGAGACTTGCCCAATTCTAGCAGAAGTACGCCCAATGTGGGATGACAAGTCGCTAGAAGATACAGCACGTCAGTACTGGAAGAAACGTTCGTACATGTTCCAGGGCTTTATTAACGAAGAGCCAATCGGTGAAGAGGACGGACCGGAGAATCCAATTCGACGTTTCATTCTTGGACCGCAAATCTTTAACATCGTTAAGGATGCACTACTCGACCCAGATATGGAAAACATTCCAGTTGATTACATCAACGGCACAGACTTCCGTATCACGCGCACAAAGAAAGGTCAGTATGCAGATTATAGCACTTCTAAGTGGGCTCGCAAAGAGACTTCAGTAACAGAAGAGCAGTTAGAAGCAATCGAGAAGTACGGTCTAAACAACCTAAACGATTGGCTTCCAGCTAGGCCAGATGCAGCAGGACTGAACGCTATTAGCGAAATGTTTGAAGCATCGGTTGACGGCAATCTGTATGACCCAGAAAAGTGGGCTAAGTACTATCGTCCATACGGACTAGAGTATGATGCAACAAAGGATGACAATTCTTCCACTGAGACGACAAAGACTGAGACAACAACTGAGACAACTGAGACACCTGAAAAGGTAGACGTAGTTGTTGAGGCAACAGTTTCGGAAGCAAAGGCTGAAGAGCCTAAGTCGGCACAGGATATCTTAGCTAAGATTCGCAACCGCGCATCCGCTGAGTAATATAAAGTAGGGGCGGCGCAATGTCGCCCCTCATATAATAATAAAGGAGAATTACGATGGTTAGACCGTTTAACCCCGACAAATTCCGTAAAGGAATTACAAAAGCACTCCCTGGTGTCGCAGCAGGATTTCACGATCCTGATACTTGGGTGAGCACAGGCAACTACGTTTTGAATTATCTTATTAGTGGAGACTTTGAAAAGGGTATTCCGCTAGGCAAGGTAACTTGTTTCGCAGGTGAATCTGGCGCAGGAAAGAGCTTTATAGCAGCAGGAAACCTTGTGCGCAATGCGCAGGAACAGGGTATATTTGTTGTGTTACTTGACTCTGAGAACGCACTAGACGAAAAATGGCTACAGGCGCTAAGTATTGATACAAGCGAAGACAAACTTCTGCGTATCGGTATTAGCATGGTAGACGAAGTTGCTAAAATCTTGTCCGATTTTACAAAGGACTATAAGGCAGACTACGAAAATGTTCCTAAAGAAGACCGACCAAAGGTTTTGTTTGTAGTAGATTCGCTAGGTATGCTTTCAACTCCAACAGATGAAGATCAATTCCAAAAGGGTGATATGAAGGGTGACTTTGGACGCAAAGCTAAGTCACTTGCAGCTCTTGTTCGCGCAACAGTTAACCGTATTGCACAATGGAACATCGGCTTTGTTGCAACCAATCATTCATATGCTTCTCAGGATATGTTTGATCCGGATGATAAGATTAGCGGAGGACAAGGCTTCATTTATGCAAGCTCTATTGTTGTTGCTATGAAGAAGTTGAAGTTGA